TATAAACACCTTGTCGGTCCGGATTCTTGTAACGGGGTTACAAGAGCGGCAATGACCCTAGTCTTGGGTAGACTTTTCCGAAGTCTGATGACTTGGGACTTCAGTACTGAAGTCTCTATCATCCATTTTATTCATGGTATGTTGAAATGTCTCCATATCCATGTCAAACAATAAACCTAGGTTGGGTAAGCATTCTAATAGAAGCTGTCCTTCCCTTTCTCTCTCATGGAATAATTCCTTTTGTAGAGAATAACTTCGATCAATACGTACTTTCATTGAAAGATTCAACTTACGTTGCTCTTTATCATAAAAGCACTGATCAAAGATGTCCGATAATGTTTCTTGTAGCGTTTCCGCTATCAATAATACACTATCTAAGTTTATTGCCTGAATATCAGCATCGGTTCCAAGCGAAAGCTTGAAAAGAGCTGGCGAGGCAGAATTCTTAATTTCAGTGTACATATACAGCTGAGATAAGTTATGAAAGGAATCCATATTTTTAATATAATCTATATTAAAATATGATCCGTTTAATACCTTAGTAAACGTTCCGAAGGGAAATTTTCCAAGGAAATCTTTACTACTAGTTACACTAGAGATAATTCTCGAATACATATATTCACACTCCATTAGTGTTAGTGATAACCGCAGAACCTTTTCGGACTTGATTTTCAATCTTGTCCTTAGATTTTGTATAAGGTCACTCCCAATCAATGTTTTGGGAAGAGTAGCTTCAATAGCAATTAACAATTGACTGAATGAATCATCCTTTCGAATGATTCTGTCAACAATTAAGGCCCTATAGTAACTGATCCATATGTGGTCAGGAAATAAGGGTTTGCTGTTTTTAGAAAGATTGTAAACTTTCTTTATAAATGATGTCCAGTCGAAAGACGGAACTCTTTCATTTATATGAATAAAAAGATTCGTTAAGTAGAATATATTCTCCTCAGCGTTCTTACAAAGATTAGTACTTATTCTGGAAACGTCGTTTCCATAGTTTAGGTTACGTGAAACAAATTCACCGACTAGGTTTCCCTCAGTCGCAATCTTTGACTTGGAGATGTTGATTTTCAAACCAGCATCCTCTACAAGACTCTGTTGAATTAGACCCATTGGATCTTGATTCCACAGATCGTCACCCACTTCATTGAAGAGTTCTTCAAGATTGGTAATGACACCGTTTACATCTCTTTTTATTAACTCAGGATATTTCTTGGTTAATAAAAATTCTATTAATGACAGATAGCCTAATGAGGCTATTGCAAAGGAACCTTTCGTTCCCATACCCTGGCCGGTCAAATAACGTACGAGCTTACTCGAACCATTTAACGACCATTTACAGCGTACTACTAGTTTCAACCAGTTCTCATTGAACTCCTCTCCAAAGAGGCACACCACGTGTGGGCTCTGGAACCTTACACTAAAAGTGTCTGTCCAGGAAACGGCATCAGTAGATCGGGTTCCCGATTTAATGTACTTTTTGAGTTTCTCGAAACCACCTGCATGGTCAAATATATTTGAGCATGTAGGATACATAATTTTTAGTACCTCTATTACCCTGTCCTCAAAAGGTGTTAATAAACACTGAGTCCAGTAATCAGGTATAGCTACCGTTCTGGATTTGTTACCAGAATCAGTGACTGCAGTAAGCTTACGTAAAACATAAGTGTCTGCTACATTTACATTCGGCGAATGATAAAAACTATTGTCTTTATCTTCACCCAGTTTATCCGGTGACCAGGCTGGATCTTTTATCCTATCGCCCCTTTGGTCATATCTGAAATAAGTCGCCACGTGCTCCTGAAACTTGAGATACTCAGAGTTTCCAGTAAGTTCACACAACCTTTTAAAAGGTTTCCCTAACTCATCATATAATAATATGTGAGCTTCTAGGGCGGCTGAGTCACACTTCGGTGCCTTATTCGGCCCGTTAGCAGTGAAGTTAAGAGGAGGTTTTACAATGTAATCCTTGATAGGACCACCCTCTTTCTTTAGTAAATTAAAAGAAC